TATTAACAATTTAGATTTAAATAAAAAATTAGATGCTTTGTTTGGTTCTAATGCTGAAACTTTACGAAATATTGCAAAAACAGGAAGTTATGTAGAAGCTAGACCAAAAGGTTCTTTTGTAAATGAATCTAATACTGCCGTTGCACAATTTGCTAAAGAATATGGAAGTAAACTATTAGAAAAAGTTCCTGGTGTTAAATATGTAGCTACTCCTGTAAATGTTGCTAGAGAAGTGTTGGCTGAAAGAAAATTAAAAAAAGAAATTACAGAATCTTTAAAACCTGGTGCTGGTGTTGGAACTAAATTAAAAGACTTAGGAAAGAAAAATGGCAACCGTTAATTTATCCCCTTTATTTAATGGTCAAACTGTATTTGGCCCTACTGGTTTGCCATTGGCAGGCGGTCAAATTTACACTTACCAAGCTGGTAGCTCTACACCTTTGACAACTTATACAACTTTTAATGGCAATATTGCTAATACCAATCCTATTATTTTAGGGTCAGATGGCAAACTTCCTCAAGAAGTATGGCTTCAATATGGTTATTCATATAAATTTATTGTAGAAGATGCTAATAGTGTCATTATTGATACTTATGACAATATTGCAGGAATCATTACACAAATTCCTGCTGCTGTTCCTACCATTCCTAGTGGTTGTATTGTTATATGGAGTGGTTCAGTTGGTTCTGTTCCTAGTGGCTGGAATCTTTGTGATGGCACAAATGGCACTCCTGATTTACGCAACTCGTTCATATTAGGAGCTGGTAATTCTTACACAGTAGGTCAAACAGGCGGTTCAACAGATGCTATTGTTGTTACTCATACCCATACAGCAACATCAAGTGTTTCAGACCCAGGTCATAATCACTCAGTTAACTTTAATGACCCTGGACATAATCACTTATCTAACGCTGTTGGTTTGACTCAAAGCAATATTAACTGGGTTGGAGCTGGTGGTGGTGGATATAACAATCAAAACAATACCTATACTGGAAATGCTCAAACTGGCATTTCTGTTTCTAACAATCCTGCTTCAACAGGAATTACTGTTGGAACAAGCAACGCTTATGCTGGTCAAAGCGGTGCAGGCGCTAATATGCCTCCTTATTTTGCATTAGCTTATATCATGAAGCTATGAGGTCATTATGTCTTTTGATTTTGACCCAGTTAAATATGGTGTGCTTTGGCAAAAAGTAGAAGGTTACGAAAGTAAATTTGCCGATATGTCTAAAAAAATGGACAAAATGGAATCACAGCTTGATGAACTTGTAGCTCTTGCTAACAAAAGTCGTGGTGGCTTTTGGATGGGAATGGCTATTGTTTCAGGAATAAGCGGTTTAATTAGTTTTTTTGCTGGTTTATGGCATGGAAAATAATCTTTAACAGGGATTTAATATGGAATGGCTTAAACAGATTGCTCCAACTATTGCTACTTGTCTTGGTGGCCCTCTTGCTGGTTTGGCTGTTACTGCTGTTTCTAAAGCTCTTGGTATTGGGGAAGATGAAGTTCAAAATGTCATTGATAGTGGCAAACTTAATTCAGACCAAATTACTTCTATAAAACAAGCGGAAATTGAATTACAAAAATCAGCTCAAGAACTTGGTTTAAATTTTGAACAACTAGCAGTAGATGACCGCAAATCCGCAAGGGATATGCAAACTGCTACCCAAAGCATTGTGCCACCCATTATGGCTTTTGGCGTAACCATAGGCTTTTTTGGAATTTTGTTTGGACTAATGACAGGCAAAGTAGATTCGTCTAACCAAGCTTTAATGATTATGTTGGGTAGCCTTGGCACAGCTTGGGTTTCTATTATTAGCTTTTATTTTGGTTCTTCTAGCGGTAGTCAGAAAAAAGACCAAATGTTATATAACTCTACTCCAAACAAATGACCAAAGCTAAATTAGTTAGTCTAGTAGCTATTATTGTAACTATTACGCTTTCTACCATCATTATTGCTATGTCTTTTGCTATGGTTATCGGCTTATTTAATGAAAAAGTCAGCAATGAAGAAATCTTTAAAATATTAGCGCCTACATTTTCTACTGTTGTAGGTGGTTTTATTGGATTACTTTCAGGAATTAAAATAGGTCAAGGAACTAATGACTAACGAACAATTACAAGCATTAGGAATTGATGCTAAATGGTTAGAACCCCTTAACGACACTTTTGCTAAATATGGGATTTCTACCCTTAAACAGCAAGCTTCTTTTATAGGGCAATGTCAACATGAATCTACTAATTTTAGAGTATTGGAAGAAAACCTTCATTACTCCGCTAATGGACTTATGGCTGTTTGGCCCAGCCGATTTCCTAGTGCAGATGTGGCTCAACAGTATGCAAATAATCCTGAAAAGATAGCTAATAAAGTCTATGGTGGCAGAGCCGACCTTGGAAATACTGAAGATGGCGATGGTTGGCGGTATCATGGCAGAGGGGTTATACAGCTTACAGGAAGGGCTAATTACAAGGTCTGTGGGGATGCCCTAGGGCAATCTTTTACAGAGCATCCTGAGCTTCTTTTAGAGCCTTTATGGGCTTGTATGAGCGCAGGCTGGTTTTGGAACAAAAAGAATCTAAATCCGCTTGCAGATGTAGAGGATTGGGAAACCATGACTAAACGCATTAACGGTGGCACAAATGGTCTACAAGACCGCATTAATCGCATTCACAAAGCAATGGATATTTTAGGAGCGTAATATGGAAATGGAAACTAAAGCGCAGCAAAAGAAAGAAGATAAGCAATTTATACAGCTTAGACATGGTTTGATTGAAGTCAAGCGTGATTTAAAAAAGCATAAAGAAATGCCAATGGATAAGGCGCATCCTCAAAAAAAGTAGGGCATCAATTTGGCAACTACTAGCTGTAAGGTGGAAAGCCGAAAAAACCCTTACTTGTTGCATCCTTGATAGGTCGGCTTAACAGCCCCTAAGAGGAGACTTCCCTCTTAGTATGCCTTTATTTAATATATTTTTCCATTATTTCATGAGCTTCTCGAATTAATTCTTGTAGCTTAATAATTCGTTTGGTTTGTTGGCCCATTCTGTCTAAAGCGCCTTGGTATTCTTTTAAAAGTTCTTTATATCGAGCTTCATAAGTAACCCTAATTCGCTTTTTCTTCATACCAAATGAATAACTGGTTTTTTATTTTCTACATGGTCTAAAGCTGCTTGCCAGGCTTGAGTCCACAAAGTCAACGCAGTAGAGCCTTCATAAAAAAAATCAGGATAAAGCGCAAAAAACGCTTCTTCACAATCATCGCTAGGCACTTTCATATTGCCTGCAAATGGTATTCCTTCATTTGTCATTCTGTTGTCCGATTATGTATAAAATAATGATTCCCATGCAAATCATGACAATTATTCCAAAAGCCATTGCTTCATCGTTTGTCATAATTTTTTCTTTTTAATGCCTGCTGCTCTGCGTAAGTCATGAGAATGAAGCTTTTTGCCAACTGACTTAGGCACTTCACCAGCAGCCTCTGCTACTTTAGCTGCGGTCTTACGATTTACAATTTTACCGTTAGAAAGCTCAAACTCATGTTTTGCGCCTTTAGCTTCTTTGCCCATGACCTTTTTAATTTCGTCATGACTCCAAGCTTTGCTAGGCGCTGCAATTTTTTTGCCTGATTTTTCTTTAATCGCTGCTGCTAATACTTTTAGTTTAGTAGCCATCATTTAATCCTCATAACTTTTGCTTTACGCAAAACCGCTTCATATTGCTCTTTGGCTGCATCATCCAACTGACGCATAGGAAGATTTTGGTAATACCGCCACTTATCTCTATATTCCTGAATTTCAGATGGAGGAGTCCAGCCTAAAGCTCTCCAGCGAATTGTAATATCTGTTCCTGGTGCAGTCCAAATATATTCGTTATGCATACTGCCTCCTAAAAAGGAATATCGTCATTAGGCATAGAGTCTTTTTCTTGGCCCTTTTCTTCAGGAACATTTAAGTAACCCCAAATAGCGCCTTCTTTCATTCCCAATAAGGGTAGCATTTCTAGCTTAAACATTAAATCCCCTTTTTTGGTTTCGGTAACGATGCCAATAGTTTGATAGCGCTTTTTGGTTTCGCCAGCTTTATCTGTGTATTCGGACACAGGAGTTTTTAAGTAGTATTTGATTCCCATTTACATCCCTTTCATTTGATTTACTTCGATTTCTACTTCTTTCAAAAACACTTCAATTTCGCCTTCCATGTCCGCTATGAACTGGTTATCTCGGTCAACTCTGACAATTAAAAGCTGACTGCGCTCAGGCATTCTTGGGTCAAAACTAACAAAATCGCACCATTTAGCGCCTGTGCAAGCCATCTGCGCTTGCATCTGAATAACATATTTGGTTGGTGGTCGGTTGTATTTAAAGTAATCCCAATGCGTAGCTGAATTAGGGCATTTGATTTCTACTAAACCATCACCTACAAGACCATCAGGAGAGCAACCAAACCAAGCAATAGTAGGATGGTCTACAAAAGCTATTTGGTCTACAAAATTGCCTGTTCTGACTTCGTATGCCACTCGTGCTTGGGGTTCAGTTTGAGTTCCCCATTCCATTGCGCTATTGGAGTAAGATTCTTGAATGACCCCTGTAGTTCGCTGTAGGGCAAGTTCTATAAGGTAATTCTGCCGACTTGCAGAAGGCCCAGTCTTTGTCTTTGCTAGTATGTCAGCAACCCTACTTGCAGTTACTTTTCCCAAGCGCATTTGATGCCATTCAGCAGAGCGCTGTTCTACATTGACAGTAAAAGAACCATCTTTTTCCGCATGAATGCGGTCATCTGTTGTGAAAGTAGTAATTTTAAATTCCTCCAAATCTTAACGCTAATCGAATTGCAGCCATCAAAATAATGGCTGCTATGGCTATGGTTGTTATTGCTACTTTGTCAGCCCAATTCATGCTTGTAGAGCCATAAGAGTGCCTTTTTGAGAGTCTTTAGCCCTAGAGATATGCTCTACTGCTTTAGGGTCTTTAGATAACTCTTTATAAGCTGAACCATAAACTTCTTTTAGTTCATCCATTGTTTTTGAGGCTAACAGTCGTTTTACCCAAGCATTAGATTGCTCGGACAAATCAGGAGCTTCTTCATCAGGAATATCTTCACCAGCATAGATATACAAACCAAGACCATGCAAAGCGATGGCTTTAGCTAGGCATCGTTGCATTGCTGTATTGACTTGGAAAGCATCAGGATTAGGAATAGCTTTATTCATATTCATGACAGGCAATTGAGCAGTCATGGTTTTGCCAAAAGCGGTAACAGAACAAAAGACCATCAAAGTTTCGTTAAAGTAAACAGGGTCTTTGTATTCCCATGTAGCGGTTGGGTCTAGCTGTAAAAGTTGGTCTACAGCCCAAGCCCAAGATAGATAAGTAAATTTGCCTTTCTTTTCAGTATGCTCATTTACATTAATTTTGCGGATTTCTTCATATTTAATCATCACTTTTCCTTTCATCAAATTTAGGTGGCCATGAATAAAATTTAGGTGTTCCGTAATATGGATTATTACCTCGTGTAGCTTCAGATACTATGACCATCATATCTGCAAGATGATATGCGTATTCGGCAACCAAACCTAAGCAATGGTCATTAAATTCAAAAGGTTCATCATCATCATTTTGGTCAGATAAATTCCATTCTTTCCAATGTTGCATTGCTAATGGCAAAGCTTGCATTGCAAACATATCTCTTTTTTCCATCACTTTTTCCTTAGTCATCAATTTCACTTTCTGCTGCACGAATAGCAAAATGCTTCATATATTCTTCAGACATCATCATGATTTTTAAGCCAATCTTGGCATAATCGCCTGTATCAATAATTGCTTGTAGGGATTCAGCTTGTTCAGTTCCCATGTCGCTTAAAGCCTCTGAGATTCTCCCTGCGGTGCGCCAATCAAACTTAGCACCAACTTTCATCAGATGCCAAGCTCGTTCTTCGATTTCATCGGTGCGGTCATCGTAGTCATCAGGCTCGTAATATCTATCGTGCATGAGGCTGTTTAAGTTATATCCCATGTTAAGCACCTCCATAGACAAACATTGCAGCCAATACAACCGCTAGAACTATTACACCGATTGTTTCTAAGATTTTGTGTTTCATCACTTTCTCCTTCATCAACTTGTTTAAGAGCCTTCAGTATATACTAAAAAATCACAAATCAACACTTTTATTTAATATTTTTATAGGGACATTCCCTAATATAGATTGTGTTAAAATGTGGTAATATCGCCTCAGAAAAGGAGAATTTATGGATATTTTTACCGAATTAAAGGTGGAATTTGGGTCGCTTTATAAGTTGGCTATGCTACTGGGCATAAGGGAAACAGCCGTTTATCAATGGCGAAAAAGGGGTATCCCAATCAAACATTTACGAAAGGTGGTTGAGCTATCAGAGGGTCGTATTACAAGAGAAATGCTAAGACCTGACATTTTTGCAAAGGACTGATATGCATTACTATCCCCATAACATAGGCGATTATCGGAAAGATACTGGGCATTTAACCTTGTTAGAGCATGGTATTTATCGCCAGTTGCTTGATAGTTATTACCTTGATGAAGTGCCATTAAGCAATGACCTTGCTAAACTTATGCGTTCGCATAGCGTTCGGTCTGCGGATGAACAACAAGCGCTTCAAAATGTATTAACTGACTTTTTTGAGCTTACAGAAAAAGGCTACATTCATAAGCGATGCGACAAAATTATTGAGCAGTTTCATGGCAAATCCGATAAAGCTAGGGCATCTGCTATGGCTCGTTGGGCTAATAAAAACAAAGACTTAGATGCGAACGCATTGCCAACGCAATCCGAAGGGTATGCTAACCAAGAACCAATAACCAATAACCATAAACCAATAACCAAAGAAAACCTATATATGTCGGAATCCAAGATTCCTCCTTGTCCGCATCAAGAAATTATTTCTCTTTATCACGAAATACTGCCTGAGTTACCAAGAGTGGTTAGTTGGAACAAAACTCGTGAAAGCTATTTAAAGCAAAGATGGAGAGAATTGTTTGCAGAGTTCGAGTGTAAAAGCTCACAGGAAGGCTTAGATTGGTTTAGGAGCGATTTTTTTCCCTATGTTAAGGGGTCAGCCTTTCTGACAGGAAAAATCGCCTCAAAAGACCGCAAACCATTTTTAGCAGATTTGGAGTGGATGTTAAAACCGAGCAACTTTACCAAAATCATAGAAGGGAAATACAAATGAAATTAACTTTAAAAAAATCAACTGAAGAAAAAAGCGAGTATGCAGGGTTGAAATGCGGTCATTTTGGCTGCGACAACATTGGCACAATCAGTCATGGAACGGATGGCAAAAGCCCTTTTTATTGCCGAATCCATTATCGCAATATTGGGCAAACTGAGGGACAAGTAACTCCAGGTGTAGGAAACGATTTTTTAGCAAGAATTTATGAGCATTTGAATAAATCTAAGGATAAATTTTGAACAAAGTATATTTTGGGGATTGTCGTGATTCTTTGCGCCAAATGAAACAAGAAGGAATAGTTGTGCAAACTTGCATTACAAGCCCTCCTTACTATGGTTTAAGAGATTACGGAACTGGAACTTGGATTGGTGGTAATAGCAGCTGCTCCCATAAAAGAGATAGCAAATTTTCATCAAAAACGATTACTGGTCATATAAACATGGGTGGCGCAGTAGGTGATGGAATATACAAAAAAGTTTGTAAAAACTGCGGAGCTATAAGACAAGACCTTCAAATTGGGCTTGAAGAATCTCCTCAAGAGTTTATTAATAATCTTGTAGAAGTTTTTGCTTGTGTTTGGGATGTTTTGGCTGATGACGGAACTTTATGGGTCAATCTTGGTGATAGTTATTACAACTACAGACCAGGCAAAGGTCAGTCTTTAAATAAACAAACTGTAGCAAATAATGACCAAAACTTGCCTCAAGAATGCGCTAGAAGGGGAAATAAACTTGATGGGTTTAAAGAAAAAGACCTCATGGGAATGCCTTGGAGATTGGCTTTTGCGTTGCAGGATTTTGGTTGGCATTTGCGCCAAGACATTATTTGGCACAAACCAAATCCCATGCCTGAATCAGTCAAAGATAGATGCACAAAAAGCCATGAATACATATTTCTTTTAAGCAAAAGACCGCATTATTATTTTGATAATGAGGCTATCAAAGAAGAAGCGCATACAACTGATGATACAAACAGAGATAAGGATAGCACTCGATTAAACAATACCCCTGGCAGAACAAGAATGGCTGGTTTAAAAACCAATCACTATGAAATGAAAAACAAAAGGGATGTATGGAGCATAGCTACAAAACCCTATTCAGGCGCTCATTTTGCTGTTTATCCTGAAGAACTAGTTCAGCCTATGGTTTTAGCTGGAAGTCGAGTAGGTGATATTGTTTTAGACCCCTTTTTTGGTTCAGGAACAACTGGCGCTGTTGCTCAAAACTTAGGCAGAAAATGGATTGGTTGCGAATTAAACAAAGATTATGAGCCATTACAAAATGAAAGACTCAGTCAACAAGGATTTGAAATATAAACATCAATGCGCTGTTCGGCAAATGTTAGCCTGGCGAGTGGAATGGGGCAAAGTCAAAATGGATAAATATATTGCAGAGCATCAATTTGACAAACAGTTTTTAAACGATGTTGCAGAGCAATGGATGAAGGGAAATAGAGGAATGACAGGAGATTGGCGATGAATCTTGAACAATTGACAGAAAATAGGGTTGAAGAAGCTTTAATTAAACTTTCTAGCACCGATGAAAGCCATGCAGCATGGGCTGGTCAAGTTAAATACCTCGAGGAAGGCTTAAAACAGGCTAAGAGCCATGCTTTTCTATTGTCTGAGGGGACAGTAGCAGAAAGAGAAGCAAAGGCTCTATCAAGCGATAAATACGCTCAGGCGGTATTGGCTTGGACTGAGGCTTTAAAAACTTTTAAAAAAATCGACAATGAACGCAATCATGAAATGCGAGTGATTGATATTTGGAGAACTTTATCTAGCAATCGTAGACAGGGGAATGTATGAGAGATTTTAGCCAGCCTTACCTAGAAGCCAAACGCTTACTTGAACAATATTACAGCGCAGCTATTGCTCAAGACAAAGATGCTTTGGCAAAAATAGCAAATGCTTTAGTTGAAAAAGCATTAAAGCTTGAGGATTTGGCCCATGATGCGTAACGCATACGCAGCCCATATCGACTACGGTGATTTTTATGGTCTTATACAAGACAACCAAGGGTTTTTACCTAGTAATGTTGATGGGATTTGTGAGCGCAAAGGTCAGTTTTTGGTAATGGAGTGGAAACGACCTAATGAGCAAATCAGCAAAGGACAAGAATATTTATTAAAAGCTTTTGCAAAACTGTCCAATTTTATTGTTTTAATTATTTATGGCGATACCGATAATGGGACAACTGTAGAAAAGTTTTTTATAGTAAATCCTGATGGTTCATGCCAGTTAGCAGGAACAGGATTTGAAGCTTTAAAACAATATTATCTACAATGGTATGACTATGCCGACAAAAGCCCAAAAACAGCGCTTTGAGCAACTTGCTAGAATTGGCTGTATTTTATGCAAGCAACATGGAATCAAAACCAACGACACACCAACGGAAATTCATCATATACGCAGATTCGGTGGTAAAAGGGAGAATGCACCGACAATTGGACTTTGCGCCTATCATCACCGACTTGGAGATACCGCAGTTCACTCGCTTGGTCATAAAGGATTCGAGAAATACTGGGGATTTAGCGAATACGACCTCCTAGAAAAAACCGAAGAAATACTCAATGACCTACTACAAAAAACGAGTGGATGAAAACCAAAAAGCCCTTATCCATACCTTTATTGCTCTTGGGGCTAGTGTGCTTAATTTGTCTACTGTTGGTAGGGGTTGTCCTGACCTCCTTATTGGGTATCGTGGAAAAACTGTATTGGTGGAAATTAAGCGTGATACGAAAGCGAAATACACAGAACCTCAAGTCAAGTTTATGCAAGAATGGAGAGGCGGTGCAGTCAGTCGAATAGACTCAGTAGAGGCTGCAATTCGATTAATAAAAATGCTTGACATAGACTCATAGGCACTTAAAATTAACAAGACTACAATTTGTAGTTTCTTTTGCAAAAGGAAATTGATTATGATGAAAATGGGCAAAACTACCGACCCAAACAGCACTAAAGGTGTTCCAAGCGTTACTGGCGCTAAAGGCCCTAAAGGTGCAACAGCTTCTGATACTTCAGGTGAGCGCCACGAGAAAATTCGTGGTGGTGTAGCAATGGGCAAAGAAGATGCGATTGGCTCTGACAAAGAGTTTAATACTGGTCGCACTTCAGGCATCTGCTATGACCATAAGCGTAATTCATACGCTATGGAAGATAAATACGAGCGTGATTAAGCGAAAAGCCCTAGCGTGAAGGTTCTAGGGCTTTTCTAACCAAACAAGTAATCGGAGAACTTGAATGGCTGTAAGTCAGAATAAAGAAAGTTGTAATTCTTGTCGATTTTATTCGGCAGAAGATAGGATGGGACTGTGCAAGCGGTTTCCATCCTATGTCCATCATTCAAACAACGATTGGTGTGGTGAATGGTCTATGTCTGACAGCGAAGCACTTGCACAATTTGTCCAAATAGCAACGCAGCCTGTGGTTCTCTCTGAGCCTAAAAAACCAAGAGGCAGACCTAAAAAATGCTAAAACCACTCGCTGACAAAATCGTTGTAAAACCTGATGTTAGAGTTCTTTCTGACATTCTTATTATTGAAAACAAAGAACAACCCAACATGGGAACTGTGGTAGCAGTTGGCGCTGGCAAAAAGCTATCCAATGGTCGTAGGGATGTCATGCCTGTGGAAGTTGGTCAACGAGTCCGCTTTGGAACAATGAAAGACAATCCTGATGACGAATATTTAAAGTATTTTCCTTATGAAGAAGATGGAGTTAAATACTTAGTTATGAGTTGGCAAGATGTTTGCTTTGTGGAGGAAGAAAATGTTTAAATGGCTTAAATCCTTATTTAAACGAAAATCTATGACTCCTGAAGAAATATTGAAGTCATGGGCAGAATTTCAAAAAGAACCTCCTCAATCAGTAACCACAAAAGGTAAAAAAATGGCTACAAAAACTGGGCTTTATGCCAATATTCATGCAAAACAAGAGCGCATCAAAAAAGAAAAAGCTGAGGGTAAACCAGTAGAAAAAATGCGTAAAGTTGGTTCTAAAGGCGCTCCAACTGAGGCAGCATTCAAAGCAGCAGCTAAAACCGCAAAGAAGAAATAATCATGCCTAAACATGACAAACCCATCAGTCATACCACTACTGGTAAGGGCAAAAACTACAATCCGACTGAAAAAGGCGCAGGAATGACTGCCAAAGGTAGAGCCGAATACAACAAAAAGAACAACTCTAATCTAAAGCCTCCTGCTCCAAATCCTAAGACAAAGGCTGATGAAGGTCGTAAAAAGTCATTCTGTGCAAGGATGGAAGGAGTTGTTCGTCATGCTAAAGGCGATGCGCCTAGAGCTAAAGCTTCATTGAAAAACTGGGGTTGCAAATAAAGGAGAAATCATGCCACTCAAAAAGTCCACCAGCGCTAAAGCGTTTAAAGAAAACATCAAAACTGAAGTAAAAGCAGGAAAACCCATTAAACAAGCCGTTGCCATCGCTTATTCAGAAAAGCGTGAAGCAGCCAAAAAGAAAGGTAAAAAATGATTTCAATTAATTTTGAATCTGTTCAAGAACTTGAAAAAGTATTGCAAGCTTTATCTAAAGAACCTTATGGCAATGTAGCCCCATTAATTGCTAATATTCATAGTCAAGCAATGCCACAAATTAGCAAAAGCATGGAACAACCTGTAGAAGCGCAAAATGACCAGCCCTAATATTTATGTGCCTTATCCAGTTCCACAGAATTTGGATGAAATTCAAGCGGATTTAAGTGCAATCATTAACCAAGATGGAGTTCCTCAAGAACTTCAAGACCAATGGGAAAATGCACAAAAAAGCCCTGAAATTCAAGCGGATATTGACCAAGCTGAGGCAAATTCTGATAGTATGAGTAACGAATAATCGTTAACTTAAGGTTAAATGAATCATGAGCTTAGAAACTGAGTCAGTTGGTAAAAACGAAAAGATTTCTGAAAGCATGAAGGGAAACCAAAATGCGAAGAAAGGGAAACTCTTTGCTGACAGAATCCGCATGGATTTAATGGCTGACCCTCAAAAACTATCGAATATTGTAGGAAAACTGATTAAACAAGCTGAAGATGGTGAACCTTGGGCTATTAAAGAGATTATGGATAGAATGGATGGCAAAGCTATTCAACAAACGGAATTGTCAGGCCCTGATGGTGCAGAATTGGTTAAAGGCATAGCGATTACTTTTGTAGAGCCAAATGCTAAAGGACAGTAATGGAATTGTTTGGCCTCAGTTCCCTGCCAAACTTAGATGCCTTTTTGAACCAAAAAATAGTCGGTATAGAGTGCTATATGGTGGAAGGGGCGCTGGAAAGTCCCATTCTGTAGCTAGAGCTTTACTTTGCAAAGGCGCAGAAAATCCTATTCGAGTGCTATGCGCTCGTGAATTTCAAACTTCTATTAAAGACTCAGTTCATAAGCTTTTAGTAGACCAAATATGGGATTTAGGACTTCAAGCTCATTATGAGATAACCCAAAGCACTATTCGTGGACTAAATGGCACAGAGTTTATATTTTCAGGCATTAAAAACAATGTAAATAACCTAAAATCTATCGAAGGTATTTCCTATTGTTGGATAGAAGAAGCAAATAATGTGAGTCGGCTTTCGTGGGAAATTCTAATTCCAACAATAAGAAAAGAAAACTCTGAGATTTGGGTAACATTTAACCCTGAGTTACCGACTGATGAAACTTATCAGCGTTTTGTATTAAATCCTCCTGACAATGCAATAGTGCAAAAGGTCAATTGGTCAGATAATCCTTGGTTTCCTGAAGTTCTAGATTTGGAGCGTCAAGCGCTTAAAACAAGGGATTTTGAGGCTTATCAGAATGTGTGGGAAGGCTTTACTCGCTCAACTATTGATGGCGCAGTCTTTGCTAGGGAAATGCAAAGAGCAGAGGCAGATGGGCGCATAACTAATGTTCCTTATGACCCAGTTAAACCAGTTCATGCTGTATTTGACCTTGGTTGGGCTGATGCAACTGCGGTTTGGTTCGTGCAGTTTATCGGTATGGAAACTAGACTGATTCGCTACTTTGAAACCACTCAGACAACGATTAGCGAAATTCTAGGCAGAATGCAGACTTTTGGCTATGTCTACGACACTTTTTACCTTCCGCATGATGCTAGAAACAAGACCTTAGCTAGTCAAGGCAGAAGCATTGAGGATATTGTGAGAGCTGCTGGTTATAAGACTCAAATATTAGAGCGTATTCCTGTAGCGGACTCTATTAACGCTGCAAGAACTATTTTTAGTTCGTGTTATTTTGACAAGACTAATTGCGAAGCTGGATTAACTTGTTTAAGGCATTATCGGTATGATGTTGACCCTGATACAAAGCAGTTTAGTAAGACTCCTTTGCATGATAATTACTCTCATGGAGCAGATGCTTTCCGATATATAGGTATGGCAATCCAAGAGAAAAAAGTAGTCAAAAGAAAACCGATGGATTATAGTGTGTCTAGCTGGATGGGCTAAAGGAATAATATGGGCATTTACGACTCAGGCAATGGCGGTGTCTATTCATCCGATTATGGGGATGACTACGAATCAGGCATTATTGAAACAGCAAAGCAATTCTTACGCTTTTGCTCAGATAACGACTCTAATAATCGAGTCGAAGCACTTGATGACCTTAAATTTGCTGGTGGTGACCAATGGCCTGTAGAGATTCAAAACAGCCGACTACTTGAATCTAGACCTTATTTAACCATTAATAAGATTGATGCGTATTGCCGTCAGATAACTAATCAACAGCGCCAACAGCGACCAAGAATGGTGGCTCATGGCATGAATACTGAATCAGACGAAAAGAAAGCTGAAATCATTACTGGCATATTGCGCCATATTGAAAACCAATCCGATGCCGATGCAGCTTACGATAATGCGTTTGACTTTGCTGTTCGCATGGGTTGGGGATATTTTCGAGTCATTCATGACTATCCAAGACCTGATTCAATGCACCAAGAAATTTACATTAAGCGCATTGAAAACCCATTTATGGTCTATTTTGACCCTAATTCCAATCAACCTGATGGCTCTGATGCTGAAAAAGTCTTGATTACTGAAGTTATCAGCAAAGAAGCGTTCCGCAAAATGTATCCTGGCGCTGACGATGGCGCAGGCTTTACTCCAAGAGGCACAGGCGATAGTCAAAGCGAATGGATTACCAGAGAAGATATTCGGATTGCAGAGTTCTTTTGGACTGAGCGTAAAGAAACCACTCTTTATCTTTTATCCGATGGCACAACTTGTTATGAGGATGAAAAGCCTTCTGAATCCATGATGGCTGATGCTGGTGTTTATGTTGTTTCTAAGCGTAAAACCATAAAAAAACAGATTCGTTGGGCAAAATTAACAGGAATGCAAATTCTTGAAGAACCAAAAGATTGGACAGGCAGATTTATTCCTGTAATCCCTGTTTATGGTCAACAACTGATTGTAGATAGTAAGAAAAAGAAATTTGGTCTTACTCGCATGGCAAAAGACCCTCAGCGTATGTATAATTTTTGGTCTACTGCCCTTACTGAATCGGTGGCTCTTGCTCCTAAAGCTAAATTCTTGCTTGCAGAAGGTCAAGATGAAGGTCATGAAATGGAATGGAATACAGCCAATATTAAATCTATGCCTGTATTGCGTTACAAACAAACCGATAGCGAAGGCAGACCAGCTCCAGTTCCTACTCGAATTCAGCCTGAACCACCGCCAACTGGAATGGTTACGGCATTAGAAGGTTTAAATCAAGACTTAAAGGCAGTTGTGGGTATTTATGACCCAACTCAGCTTCCAACTGGCAATATGTCAGGCAAAGCAATTAATGGAATGCAAGTCCAAACAGACATGACCAATTTCCATTATTACGACAACTTGACTCGTTCTATTCGCCAATGTGGTCGCATCTGTTTAGACCTTATTCCGCATATTTATAGCGAAGAACGAGTATTACGCATCATTGGCGCTGATGGCAAAGGTGATTTAGTCAACTTAAATCAGCGTGTTTTTAATGAAGAAAAGCAAGTCTATGAAGTCCTCAATGATGTGACTGTTGGGGAATACGATATTGTGATGGAAACAGGCCCTGGTTATGCTTCCAAGCGCCAAGAAGCTGTAGATTCTATGATGACTTTATTGACTGCTGACCCTAATTTAATGGCTCAAGCTGGTGATTTAATCTTTAGAAATATGGATTTCCCTGGCGCAGATATTATTGCTGACCGCTTGGCTGCTGCGAACCCAATGGCACAAATTGATGATAAATCGGCTGTTCCACCGCAAGTTCAGATGCAATTAGCTAATGCACAGCAACAAATTATGCAGTTACAACAAGCATTACAAGCTGAACAATTTGATAAGAAATATCGTGCAACAGTCCAACAGCAAGTTCAGCAAGCCGAAACCGAGCGTGAGGCTATGCGCCTACAAGTTCGCAGAGAAGATACCAAGATGCGAACCGACACTCAAGCTATGGATACAGTTGTTAAGACTGAAACTCAGAAAGAGATTGAGCAAATGAAGGCACAATTAGCTTTAGTAATGGCTCAATTAGACCTAAGAACTGAAAGAGCAGCAATGGAAGAAGCAGTAGAGCGTGGTATTTAATCGGAGGAAAAACTATGCCAACAATCACAGGTGATAACGCATTAGAGTGGAAAATGAAAGAAATGGCTCGTAGAGCAGGAAAAAAGTATGAGCCTGAAGTCAAAAATCCATTTGCAGGAATGAGCAAAGAAGAATTAAAAGCTCAAAAAGATTTGATGAAAGCAGCAAAAAAAGAATTAAAAACATCGGAAGAAAATAAATAGACAATATTTATTTTTAGTAGTATTTTTAAATTAACTTGGGAGCTTGAGAAATCATGGCCGAAGCAGTAGCAGAAAATGTAGTAACAAGTGATACAGCAGCAACCTTTTATGCAGAAAGATTAGGTTTAGCTGATTCAGAACCGCCAACTGAGGCTGTCCAAGAGGCAGAGCCAGCGCAACCTGAGCAGAGTGAACCAGTAGCAGAGGGAGAAGCTAAAGAACAAGACCCTGAAAAGTCGAAAGAGAAGCTAAATAAGCGCTTTGACAAGGTAAGCAAGCGAGCTAAAGAAGCAGAAGCTAAAGCTGCACAACTTGAAAAAGAGCTTAATGAATTAAGAGCTAAGGCAAACCCTGAGCCACAGGAACAAAAGCCTGTAGGCGATGGTAAGCCAAGAGCAGAGCAGTTCGAAGATGCTTACCAATATGCGGAGGCATTAGCGGAGTGGTCTGCTGAACAAGCTTTATTGCGTAGGGATGCAGAGGAAGCACAACGAAAAGCCCAAGAAGCTGAAGCCAAAAGAGCAGAAGCATGGAATCAGAAACTTGAGCAAGCTCGTTCTAAATTAGAAGATTTTGACCGCATCGTTCAATCATCTACTGTGGTTGTTAGCGATGAGATTAAAAAAGCTATTTTAGAAAGCGATATAGGAGCAGAAATCCTATATGAGTTGGCATCCGATGAAGAATATGCAACAAAGATTGCACAGATGGATTCTGTGAAAGCGCTTAAGGAAATTGGCAAACTTGAGGCTAAATTGGAAGCTAAGGCTGAGAAAAAACCGAAAGCGGAAAAGATTAGGGAAACTGTTCAAAGTAGTAAAGCGCCTGACCCTATCAGTCCTTTAACTGGTGGCAAAGCTGGTGCAGATGTTCTTGTAGACACTAATGGTGAATTTTATGGAACATACGCACAATGGAAAGCTGCTAGGCAGAACGGTAAGGTCAGATAAAACCTAATTTTTTTGGAGAAATAAAATGGCAAATACCTTGCTAACTATATCCAAAATCACCAACGAAGCGTTGATGGTTTTGGAAAACGAATTAACTTTTACAAGTGAAGTAGACCGAAATTACGATGACCAATTTGCCGTTAAATGACAGCGGCCTAGCTCTTTGAGAGTTAGGAAAATTTTCTCTGATTGACTTGGAAGGCTAGAAGTAGCCGACAGGGCGCAAGCGAAAGCAGCGTGAACGACTAAGTGAGAAAACCCCCAAGGGGGATGCGATAGTCTGAACAGAGCCATAACAAAAGAAAGCTCTGAGTTTGAGTCGAAGAACTTGAACCGCCACGAAAGTGGTCAGTAAGCGAAAGCTGAAAGTAACAGAATGTGTTGGTGCGAAAATCGGTGCGACAGTTAATGTCCGCAGACCAGGTCGTTTCATCGGCACTACAGGCCCTGCTCTGAATGTGGAAGATTTAAATGAAACTTCTGTTCCTGTAACTCTATCAACGCAATTCCATGTGGATACCCAATTTACTACCCAGGATTTGGCTTTATCATTGGATATGTTTTCGGACAGAATTTTGAAACCTGGCGTGGCCGCAATTGCGAATAAGATAGATTTTGATGGCACAACAACTGCTGCTTTAAATACAGCAAACATTGTTGGCACAGCAGGCACTCCTCCGACTTCTTTGTTGACTTATTTGAATGCTCAAGCTTACTTAGATTCTGAAGGCGCTCCTCGTGATGGTCGCAGAAGCTGTATCGTTGAGCCATTTACATCTGCAACAATCGTTGACAGCTTGAAAGGTTTGTTTGTTCCTACTGCTGAAATTTCTTCTCAATACACCAAAGGTTTAATGGGTCGTGATTCAGGCGGTATGAACTGGAAGCTTGACCAAAACATTGTTTCACAAACTTTTGGTAACTTCTCAACCAACACCGTAACTGCATCTGTTAACTTGACAACAACTGGTGGTATTTTGACTAGCGGTTGGGCATCAAGCTCTACCATCACTTTGAGCGCTGCCAACACAGGCACAATCAACTTGAACGCTGGTGATACTTTCACCATCGCTGGTGTGTATGCAACTAACCCACAAAACCGCCAACCCTATGGCACAAACAAACTGCGTTCATTCGTAGTTAAGCAAGCTGTATCTGTAGCTTCAGGTTCAAGCGTTTCTGTAACTATCAGTCCTGCAATTATCTCTGCTGGTCAGTTCCAAAACGTAAGCATCCCAAGCCCATCTAGCTCTGCTGCTGTAACATTCTTTGCAAGCCAATACAACGCAAGCGGTAATGGTGTTGTATCTCCACAGAACATCGTGATGCATAGGAATGCGTATACACTTGCCATGGCCGACCTCGAGCTTCCTGAAGGAGTCCATTTTGCTGGTCGTGCAAGCGACAAAGAAATTGGATTGTCTTTGCGTGTTGTTAGGCAATATACCATCAATAACGATAGTATTCCTACTCGTATTGATGTGTTGTATGGTTGGGCGCCTCTGTATCCTGAACTCGCTTGCCGAGTTGCAGCTTAATTAATTAACGGATAAGAAAGGAAACCAATCATGGCAAATCCAGGACCAGCAGTAACCAGTTCAGCCCATCCATCGAATATTACAACTAGCCAAGCTCAACGCTTATTAGGTGTAGTAAGAGGTGTTAATGCTAATGCGGTTGCTTCAGTAGCAATGCAAATTAATAACTCGTCAGTATATCTGCCACAAACATTGGTAGTTACTAACTCCAATAATGCTGGCGCATCTGCTAACGCTTCTTCAGCAGCTTTGTCTATTTACACCGCACCAGGCGGTTCAGGTGGCACAGGCGCAGAAGTATTTGCAAGCACAACTTTAGCTAATTTGACTACTAACCTAGGCACACAATTAGTATCTGCTTATGAAAGCGCAACTGCTTTTACTAATCAGATTTTGTATGTTTATGTAGGCACAGCATCAGGCAATGCAGGAACTGTCGATGTGTATGTCTATGGTTACGACTTCAGCGTATCAAGCTAATTAACCATGCAGTAAAAGAAAGAAAGCCATGCCCAAAAAGTGTGGCTTTTTTTCTTATTTAACCTATAATGAATTAACCTTTTTTTGAAGGAAAAACTATGCCATCTACCACCATTGCTCGTGGAAATTCACTATCCACTTTTTATGTTTCAGCACCTTTAGCCCCAACCGCAGTAGCATCTACTTCAGCAACTCAAACTTATCCATTGCCAGGTCTTTTGACTACTGACAATATTTTGGTTGTTGGTTTAGTTGGCCCTCAAACTGCTGGTATTGCTTATGCAGAAGCTGAATGTTTGACACCTAATGTTTTGAGTATTCAATACATCAATACTTCAGGCGCAAGCGCAACTCCTGTAACTGGTAACTATGTATTGCAAATTGTTCGTTCTGAAGGCCCTCTACCAGCTACTGCTGTTTAAGGAGTTTTTATGTATAACTCAGCCTTTTCGCCATTTGGCCCTACTTATTTAGTTGGGGTATCGGCTGTTCAGGTTAAATCTAGCAATAATTTTTACCCTACTGGGTATCGTATTGTTAATTTAACTAGCAGTATTATTCGAGTTTCTTGGCAACCACAAGAGCCTAATGATGCTTCTGTAACTCCTGTAGTTACAGCGCCTTCTGCTGGAGTTCCTTCTGCTAATACACTTGCTATTCCTGCCAATGGTGTTGGAGTTTTTGCTGGTATCCCACCAAATGCTTGGTTTATTGCAAGCGCTGCATCAGTAGAAATTACCCCAGGCGAAGGCATTAGCTAAGGAGCATGAATGGCTGACCCAGCAAAGACAGTAGACCAAAATCTACTGCCTGTTCAAGCATATTTTGATGTTTATGGGAACTTTCAGACTTTTATAGGTCAGGGAAAGCCATTCTATGCTTCTATCAGCCCTTATCAATCAGGGCTAATTATTACCAATAGCACCATTGATTCAACCACAATCGGTGCTAATGTTCCCTCTACTGGGGTTTTTACTAATGTTTCAGCAACTACTGGGCAAATTTCTACTAGTCCTGTAAATGCGACTGACATTGCAAATAAACTATATGTAGATACAGTCGCTCAAGGATTAAATCCTAAAGCTGCTTGTAAATGTGCCACTTTAAGCAACATTACGCTGTCAGGTCTGCAAACCATTGATGGTTATAGCGTTCAAGCTGGTAATCGAGTATTAGTTAAAAATCAAACAAATACTCCTGATAATGGCATTTATGTAGCCTCGACAGGCACTTGGACTCGTGCGGTTGATATGGATGTATGGGCAGAAGTGCCTGGCGCATATACAGTCGTTTTAAATGGTTCTCAAGCTAATACGGCTTGGGTTTCTACATCAGCAGACACAGGAACTATTGGAGTTACTCCAATTACTTGGGTGCAGTTTTCAGGTGTTTCTACTTATTACGCTGGCACAGGGTTAACCCTAGCATCTAATACTTTTAGCATTACCAATACTGGAGTTACTGCTGGTGCTTATGGTTCTGCAAATCAGTCTTTGACCGCTACTGTTAATGCTCAAGGTCAATTAACCGCACTAAGCGCTCAAAACATCGCTATAGGCGCTTCTCAGATAACAAGTGGCACTATTTCTTCAAGTTTGATTTCAGGCTCTTATACAGGCATTACAGGGGTCGGAACGCTTACCGCAGGAACTTGGAATGCAAGCACAATTGGTGTTGCCTATGGTGGCACAGGAGCTACTAGTCTTACTGGATATTTGATTGGAAATGGAACAAGCGCTTTTACTGCTTCTACAACCATTCCAACAACAGCTTTAAGCGGAACAATTACTAATGCTCAATTAGCTAACTCCACAATCTCAGGGGTTTCTCTAGGCGGTAATTTATTTAATTTAACCGCTGGTTCTAATATTACTTTTAGCTCAGGAACGACTTATAACGGCTCTGCCGCCATCACAATTAATGCTTCTAGCACTATGGTTTACCCTAGTGCTGGTATTCCAAATTCCACAGGAAGTGCATGGGGAACAAGCTATTCAACAAGCGGTAGCGGAACTGTAGTCGCTTTAGCTACTGGCGCATCACTTACCAATCCTACACAAGCAAGCTATGAAACTTGGACAGCTATTACTGAACCAACTTATAGCGCTGGTCGTATGTGGTATGACTCAACTCAAGATGCAATCGGTTTTTATGATTCAGTATCAGGAAATGATTGTTTTTTAGGTCGTGAAGTTCAACAAAGAGCCTATAACAATACTGGCGCTACTATTCCGATTGGCTCTATTGTTTATATTAATGGACAACATTCACAGTTCCCAACTGTTGCTCTGGCACAAGCTAATTCTGCTTCTACAGCTAATGCTTGGGGTTTAGTCAATACCGCTATTGCTAATAATAGTTATGGCGATGTGGTTGTTTTAGGTAAATTTACTGGATTAGATACGCATTTATTTAATTCAGGTGATTTACTTTATTTGTCGGCTACAACGGCTGGTGGCTTAACTAATGTTGCACCTAGCTCGCCTAATTATGTAGTTCCTATTGGTTATTGCATTTACAGCAATCCATCACAAGGTGTAGTTTCTATTACTGTTCCGCTTCCACCACAAGGATTTGCTTCATTGTATGGAACTGCAACTTTAGCTCAAGGTGGAACAAATGCTAGTTTGACAGCAAATGCTGGTGGAATAGTGTATTCAGGGGCTTCTGCTCTAGCGATTAGCGCAGTAGGCACTACTGGTCAATTCTTGCAATCCAATGGCACTTCTGCGCCTACTTGGGCAACTCCAGTAAGCTATGCAACAGTAACTGACGATACAACGACTAACGCAACTCGTTATCCTTTATTTGCTAATCAGACTAGCGGAAGTCTTTCAACCGAATATACAAGCTCTACAAAGCTTCAATACAACCCTTTTACAGGCTTATTAACTTCTACAAGCTTTAGCGGTTCAGGCGCTTCATTAACCAGTTTAAATGCCTCCAATATTAGCTCAGGAACGATTGGTTCTAGTTATGTATCAGGTTCTTATACTGGAATTACAGGAGTTGGAACATTAACTGCTGGCACTTGGAATGCGACTACTATTGGCACAGCCTATGGTGGCACAGGACTTACCTCTACCCCCACAAATGGTCAAATTGATATTGGTAATGGTTCAGGGTTTACAAGAACTACTTTAACTGCTGGAACAGGCATTTCGATTACCAATGGTTCAGGCTCAATTTCGATTGCTTCTACCGTAACTGGTGTCACTATTGCAGACGATACAAGCTCTGCAAGTTCTTATTATCCATTATTTGCAAGAGTAACAAGCGGAACAGCTACAACCGAATACACTAGCTCGACTAAGCTTCAATACACTCCTAGCACAGGATTATTAGCAGCAACCACTTTTAGTGGTTCAGGAGCGAATTTAACCAGTATTCCTAATGGCGCTTTGGTTAATAGCTCAATTACTGTTAACTCTACAGCGATTAGTCTTGGTGGTTCTGCCACTATTAAAGCGGTAAATCCTAATGCTTTAACAATTGGCACAGGATTAAGTGGCACAAGTTATGATGGCTCTAGTGCGGTAACTGTTGCAATCGCTAACTCAGGTGTATCTTCAGGAACATACGGCTCTGCAAGCGTAATTCCTGTTATTACGGTTAACTCACAAGGTCAAATTACCAGCGTTTCTACTCAAGCAACAAATGCTCCTGCGTATCAAGGAACTTGGAATGCTTCTACTAATACCCCAACCATTACTTCTAGCGTAGGAACTCAGGGTTATTACTATGTAGTTAGCGTGGCTGGCAACACCACAATTGATGGAACTTCAGGTTGGAATGTGGGCGATTGGATTATTTTTGCCAATACTAAATGGGAAAAAATACCAGGTTCTACTACCGAATCATTCACTAATTTAACTACCACTAATCTTGCTGTTACAGGCTTAACTGGCTATATGTATGCCAATGGAAGCAGTAATATTACGGCTTCAACTACTATTCCTACAACCGCATTAAGTGGCACAATTTCCAATGCCCAATTAGCTAATTCAACGATTTCAGGTATATCTTTAGGTTCAAATTTAAATGCTTTAACCATTGGAACTGGTTTAAGCGGAACAAGTTATAACGGCTCAACCGCAACCACTATTGCTTTAGCAAATACGGCTGTTACTGCTGGTTCTTATACTTATGCAAGCCTAACTGTTGATGCACAAGGTCGCTTAACTGCTGCTTCTAGCGGAACTGCTCCAGTTACTTCAGTAAGTGGCACAACAGGACAAATTACTTCTACTGGTGGAACAACACCTACTTTGGCTTTGGCTACCACAGCCGTTACCGCAGGAAGCTATACCAACACCAATCTTACCGTAGATGCTTATGGTCGAATCACCGCAGCTTCTAGTGGCTCTGCTGGTGGTGTATCGTCATTTAGCGCAGGAACGACAGGATTTACACCTTCTACTGCTACCACAGGGGCTATTACTCTTGCTGGCACTTTAAATGTGGCAAACGGAGGAACAGGAGTTACTACTTCTACTGGAAGCGGTAGTGTCGTTTTAAATACAAGTCCTAGTTTAGTAACCCCTTCTTTAGGAGTTGCATCAGCTACTTCAGTAAGCGCAACAGGAACATTAACTGGTGCAGAATTAATTGCCTCAAATGGAATTATTGTGAATAATATGACTATTGCAGCAAGTTACTCCATTCCTAGTGGTTATGGCGCACACTCAACAGGGCCTATTACCATTGCAAGTGGTCAAACAGTAACTGTGCCAAGCGGTAGTCGTTGGGTAGTTTTATAAGGATAAATATGTCTACATTAATATTTGACAGCACCCAAGGAGGCTCAATTAGCCTAATAGGAGCAGACACCAATAATTTTTATACTTTGAGTGTTCCTGCTGTCAATGGCACTTTTTTGACCCAAGACCTTAATGGTCAAACAACAATTAATGCCAATACTGGATATATTCCATTGACTTTAAAACTCAATGGAAGCACTTTTTTAACATCCGATATTAATGGCAATTTATTGTCTAGCACCAATATTATTTCTAGTTCTACTGGATATTGGACAGTTCCTAATGGCACAACTGTTCAAAGACCATCAAGTCCTGCAACAGGAATGTTTAGATACAACAATACATTAGGTATTTTTGAAGGCTATACAGCAACAGGATGGGGGCCAATATCAGGTGGCGGTGGAGCTAGTGCTAATGGAGTGATATATCAAAATTACACTCAAATTGCTAATAATTACAGTATTTCTACAGGAACTAATGGTTTTTCTGTTGGCCCAATTACAATTTTGGCAGGAGTAACTGTAACTGTTCCTAACAATCAACGCTGGGTTATTTTATAAGGAATTAATATGCCATTAGTCTTAGCAGGAGCTACATCAGGCTCTACCACTTTAACCCCTACAGATGCAGTAACGACTACGCTTACATTGCCTAGCACTACTGGGACATTAGCTTTTAATGGACCAGCTTTTAGTGCTTATATGGGTTCAAGTCAAACATTGAGCCAAGCAACACCTACCAAACTTTATTTTAATACAAAGTTATTTGATACAAATTCAAATTTTGATGCCACAACAAACTATCGGTTTACACCTACTGTAGCTGGATATTATCAAATTACTGGTTCTGCAACACTACAGTCAACT